GGCAAGTCAACAAGAGTTGCTAGCCCCAAGCCGTGAGCGTGAAATGGCGCAACTGCAAACCCGTTTGTTTAACACTGGTCGCGGTGGCTTGTCTGTAGGTGCTACGGGCGCTCGTCCTAGCGGTGCAGGTGGTCTGGGTGCAGCTAATCCTGAACTCGAAGCTTACTACAACGCTATCGCTCAACAAGATGCACAACTGGCTGCTCAAGCTACTCAGGCTGGTATGGATCAGGCAAACTTTGGCGCTGGTTTGCTAAACAAAGGTGGCAGCTTAATGAATTTAGGCTATGAAGGGCAAGCGGCGGCTCTTAGCCCATACGAGGCTTATCTAAATCAAATAAAACAGCTTGAAGCACTTGGTCAAGACTCATTGAACTTAGGTTCTGCTTTGGGTGGGCGAATTGCTAATCCAAGTGGCGGTCAATTCCTTATGACTGGCAATATGCCATCGGCTGAAACTTACAAGGCTAATGTTTTTAATCCGTTTGCTGATGCTCTTAACATGGCTGAGAAAAACCCAACATTTCAATCGGGCATAAACAGCCTGTTTGGCCGACCTAACTACAACTATGGCGCATTTGGCGGCGGTAGCGCTACATTTGGTGAAGGACAGTACTAACATGGCTGAAATTGTTAACACCTTATTTGGCGTAACGCCAGAGTCATACCGGCTAGCACAACAACAGCAAGCCGATGCTCAAGCATTGCAGTATGCAAAACTTAGCCCAATAGAAAAAGCCAGTTATGGCGCAGGACGTGGAGGTTACGCTCTTGCCGGTGCTATTGGCGGTGCTTTAGGTGGACAAGACCCTGAGTTGCAAAGGATTACAAGGCGACAGCAAATAGCGGGTCAACTTAACCCCAACGACTTGTCTACTTTTGAGCAAGCCATGGCTGCATTAGCACCCACTGATCCCCAAGGCGCAATGATGGTTCGAGCAGAGCTTGAGAAAATTCAAATGGGGCAGGCTAAATTGGCTTCAGAAAACGCTTTAGCCGTTCAACGTCAAGCTGCTAGTGTGGCTTCGCTGGCACAAGCTAACCGCGAACGCAAAGAGGCTGCACCTAAGCCTTATGTTGTAGGGAACGCACTTGTTAGCGCAGACGGCGTTGAACTCTACAAAGGTCCAGACGCGCAAAAATATTCTGGTTTTGCCCAAGAGCTTATCGATTCTGGTTTTACTCCTGGAACTGAACCGTTCCAAAACCGAATGCTTGAATACGTTTCTAAGAAAATAGAGGGCGCAGGCAAAGGTACAGGTAATGTAAGCGTAAGTGTTGGCGGCATAACCGTTGATACTGGTGCGGCAGCTAAAGAGGCTGGCAAAATAATTGGCGGTAATGTAGCCAATATTGAACAACAATATGCTTTGCAAACTGCTTATAAAGATGCTCTGACCATATTGAATCAAGGCATTTACGGTGGCGCGTATGGGCCAGAAAAACAATTTTTAGCTAAATTTGTTGGCGTGGGCGACCCGCAAAAGGTACAAAATACTGAGGTTTTCTTAGCCAATATTGGCGAGATTGTCATTCCTAGGTTAGTGCAGTTTGGCGGTAACGACTCTAACGAAGAACTTAAATACCTGCAAAAAGTGGTTGCTGGCGATCAGCGCCTTGAGCCAGAGGCTATAAAACGCATTCTTGTCAGCGCAGAAAAGAAAGTGCAAAACAACATTAAGCGCTTAAGTCTGCAAACCCAAGCGGCTGAAGGCGGGACTAAGTTGCCAATTGCCCCTATTACACCTCCGGCTCAAACGCCAACAAAACGATGGAACCCTCAAACGCGCAAACTTGAAGCAGTAACTGGAGAGTAATATGCCTACTTATGTTCAAGTTGGAAAAGATGTAGTTGAGTTTCCTGATGGCATGTCTGATGCTCAAATAGAGCAAGCCATTGCTGGAAGCGCCCCACAAGCTACACCTCCGTCTTCAGGTTTTATGATGGGTTTAAAAGACCCTATAACCGGCGGCGCACAGCTATTACCCCGTGCATTAGCTGGCGTAACCAGTTTGGGCGGCGTGGTTCCTAACCCCGTTAGCCAGTTTTTTACTGAAGAAGCCAAACGAGTTGACGAAATGGCGCGGATGGAAGAACAAGCCTATCAAGCACAGCGCCAAGCGCAAGGCGGGTCTGGTTTTGATCCAGCGCGTTTAGCTGGCAATATCTTGAATCCGGCTAGCATTGTTCCGGCTACGCGAGTTGGGCAATTGGCTCGCGCTAAAGGTGCAAATACAGTAGGCCAAGCCGCAGCAGCGGGTGCTGTTGGTGGCGCAATGCAACCTGTAGTTAATGAAGGCGATTTTAGTGGGCAAAAAACAGAGCAAGTTGCTTTGGGTGGTGTTACTGGGCCTATCGGGGAAAAGGTTGTTGCCGGTGCGGGGCGTGTACTAAACCCCTTGGTTTCCAAAGCAGAAAAAACAATGCGCGATCTTGGCATTACGCCAACAACAGGCCAAACTCTAGGCAGTCAGTTTAAGACGCTTGAAGAATTTGCACAAAACTTGCCTTTAATTGGCTCAAGCATTGAAAACGCTCGTCAACGTGTGTTGTTTGATTTTAATAAAGGTGTTATCAATAAGGCATTGGGCAAAATAGATGACAAGTTACCCGCCAATGTTATTGGTCGAGATGCAATTTCTTACGCATCCGATCAAGTAAGCGCTCAATATGACGATGTTTTATCAAAAATGTCTTTTGATTTAGATTTCAAAACGACTAGCGACATTCTTAGTTCTTTGAGCAAAGCTAAATCATTAGATGCCAACCAAAGACAAAAAGTTACTGAAACTTTAAACGACATTGTGTTTGGAAAGTTTGCCGGTCAAAAGATTGATGGCCCAACATACAAAGGCATTGAGTCTGATTTGCGCAAAAAAGCGAGTTACTATGTAAACAGTGCAACTGCTTCGGAAAAAGAAATTGGCGATGCCCTGACAGATGTTTTAGGTGTTCTTAAAAAAGAACTGTATTCTCAAAATCCAAAACAAACATCAAAACTACGGCGCGTTGATAGCGCATACGGCGACTTGGCAGTAATTAATGTGGCTGCTGCAAATTCTGGCGCAAGTAGCGGCGTGTTTACGCCAAAACAATACTCAACCGCTGTGCGTCAGCAAGACAAAACTCGGCGCAAAACATTGTTTGCCCAAGGCAGCGCTAGGGGTCAAGATGTATCGGATGCGGCTGTTGAAGTATTGGGCGATCCAACAAACGCAACAACTTTAGGCCGTGTTGCAGCTTCGGTCGGTGGTGGTTTTGGGTTATTCTCACAACCTCAAGTTGCTATTCCTGCAATGGTTGCAGTGCCAAGCGCATACAGTCCAGGTGGGCAAGCAATTATTGACGCCTTATTGCGCTCGCGGCCTGAATTGGCTAAACAATTTGGCGGGATGCTGTCACAACAATCCGTTCCAACGGGAGCTATTGTTGCTCCTAGCGCTGTAGGCCAATACAACCGATCTGAACGTGCTCGCTAATTTGTAAGGAATGTCTATGAACGCATCCGAATCAGGCGCAACTGCTGTTGCCAAACTTTCTCCTCCTGCTAGCGTATCGCTTGCAACAATAGCAGGTTATCCGGTATCGGACATTGTGCTTTGGGCAACATTGTTTTACACAGTATTACTCATTGGTCAAAAGCTCTGGCAGATGTACAAAGACTTCACCAAATGAATAGAACATCCGTTGCATCCTTGGTTCTATCAGCTTCGGCGCTGGTAGGCATTGCTTTGCATGAAGGCTATTCGTCAACTGCGTACAAGCCAGTGCCAGGGGACGTTCCCACAATCGGTTTTGGCACTACTGAAGGCGTAAAACTAGGCCAAACAATCACGCCAGAACGTGCGCTAGTTCGATTGTTGGCAGACGCTAACAAGTTTGAACAAGCCGTTAAACGCTGCGCCCCTGTACCGATGCACCAATATGAGTTTAATGCTTATGTTTCATTGACCTACAATATCGGTGAAGGTGCTTTTTGCCGGTCAACTATTGCTAAACGACTTAACGCCGGAAACTACTCAGGCGCTTGCGAAGCGATTTTGATGTGGGACAAATTTCAAGGTAAACCACTGGCCGGTCTAACCAAACGGCGAGAAGCCGAGAAAAGGATGTGTGATGGCTTTTTCTAACCCTCTTAAATGGATTGGTGCGTTAGTATTGGCTGGCTTTTTTGGTCTGTTTATCAAATGGCATTACACCAATAAAGAAGAAGCAGTACAAAAAGCCGTTTCAGTCTTAAACGAAAAGTTCATACAGGCTCAAATTGCACAAATGGAAGC